AATCTTAGGGTCTTTCCAATCATCGCCCTCGACTAGACCATACATCAGACCAAACCAGCGCGGGTTATCTTCAGCCTGCCCGTTCAGCATAGCTTTCAGATATTGCATATTCTCAAAGAATAGCGTTTCTTTAGTAAAAGACGCGGTAGTAATGTAAATCCGCAGCGGGTTCGTCCTCGATACCATGCCGGAATGAATAACCTCAATACTATTCCGTTCTGTAATCTGCGCCGCCTCATCAATGATCGACACCGATGGATTCTTACCATCGCCGGTCTTTTTACTATCCCGGCTAAGAGCCATGAACTTTGATTGACTGTCAGAGGCTTTTTTAATCTCATGCCGATAGGATTGATACTGCGCCGCCATCTGCGGCGGCATCGCCTCGACAATACCTTTGGCGGTATCGAATACGATGCTGGCCTGCTCGCGGTTTACAGCGGTGCAATAGACTTCTGAACCAGCCTCGCCAAAAAGCAGTTCGTAAAGACTGATAATAGAAATCAGCGTTGATTTACTGGCCTTGCGAGGAATGAACAAAATAACATCCTGCACCATGCGCTTATTCAGGTCTTTCTTATCCCTGAACCCGTAAATAGCGCACATCAGCAGGATTTGAAACGGCATCAGCACCATCGGCTTGCCAGCAATAGCGCCTTTTACATGGCGCACCTGGCTAACAAACCGCAGAACATGGGTTACATACTCAGGCTTGAACTCCCACTTCCATTCCTTGTTTTCAAGCTGATTGAGAAAACGCTGGCAGGCAAGTTGAACGTCCTTGCAAACGTCGATGTTGCCGAGAGATACATCTCGCGCATAAGCAATACCATCTTCCCAATTCATGCGGCTTTAGGCCCGGCAAGAATGTCATCAATCTCTGTAGGCGCGTTAGACCGCTTCGGCCTACCAGAAGGCAGCAAGCCCATTGTGGTCATAATCTGAATAATCCTCGACAACGAAGTGTCGCGAATTTTCTGATTAGGGTTCGCCATCCGAGCGCCATTGTTTGCCAGTTCGATTAAAGGCTCAACGCTCAATGCTTGAGTCGCCAGCACGTAGGTATTCATCTGGTCGGTCAGCATAGTTATAAGGTTATCATCGAATTTAACCTCGATGCCATAGGCTTGTTTCATCGCCTCCTTAACCTCACCGGCAAAACGGTCAGTGTTCCAGCTTTTGAAATCGACCATGATCCGTTTGTGTTGTGGCAGTTAGGAAATTGTGAAGTTTATGAGGATGTAAACGGGAATAAAAAGGTAAGAAAGAATAGTGCCGATCCTTCTGCAAAGGTGGATGGTATTATTGCAATGATTATGGCATTCCATTGCGCTTTAGATAATCCAGTGGTAAATTCAAGCTACGGATTTAGAAGTTTCTAATATAGAAACGAGAGAAAAAATGGCTTTATTGGATATATTTAAGCGAAAACAAACTACCCAAAACGAGGCTAATACCGTATTGGGGCAGATGCAACTTGGTAACCAAGTTCTGTTTGCTACTTCGCAAAAAGGGCCAGTTTCTTCTCAACTGCTATATGTCACGACTTCCAGTGCTACTGTTGCCGGTAGGACTGTTGATATATCACTGTTGACGCGCAATTCAACGATTATGAGTTGCGTTAATCTGAAAGCGAGGGCTTTAGCCCAATTGCCGATCAGCGTTATGTATAAGTTGGAAGATGGCACTTATACGGACGCATTGAAATCGGATAAGGTTGGCAATAGAGATAAAGCCAAAGCTAAACAGGTTTGGAATTTGCTGCATGAACCGAATAATTTTCAGTCCATGTATGAATTCTGGTATCAGTGGTGCATGTGGCAGGATTTGGCGGGAGAATCTTTTACTCTCTGGTGGAGAAAAGACCAGAAAGACGCTAATTCCACGCCGTTGGAAATGTATAACCTGGACTCGACTCTGATTACGGTTATTCTGACTCCTGCCCGGTATCCGTCTTATAGGCTCTCGACGCCTTCATACGGCTTTAGCAAGGATCAGCCGTTGGCGGCGCATCAAGTGATGCACGTTAAGGAATCGGCGTGGCAAGGCTCATCTGGCTTTAATAAAGGCATTCTTGCGACCGAACTGGTGGCGCTTGATCAAGACATAGACCTTTACGCAAACTTCGTTATGCAAAACGGGGCTAAACCGTCTGGAATTTTTACTACAGACATGGTTATACCCGACGCAAAATATAAAGAGGTTGCGGCTCGATTGAAGGAAGCATGGTCAGCGATGACCGGAAGCAGGGCGGTTGACCCGTCAAAAGCTGGTCAGGGTATGCTGCTCGATCAAGGTATGAAATATATGCCGGTCAATATGCTGACTTTGCAAGATGCTGATTGCGCCAAACTGAAAGCGCAAACCATTAATCGGATTTGCAGTCTTTTTGGTGTGCCTCCTTCAATGCTTGGATTTGGTGAACATCGTTATAACAATACTCAAACTCAGTTGGACGAGTTTTATAAAACCACAATGTATCCCATGATTATCAGTATTGAACAAAAGTTAAAGCAGCATTTGTTGAAAGGTTATCCTGGCTTGTGTATAAGATTTGATACAAAGGATTTCCTTAAAGGTGCTGTTTTGGATCAAATGAACTTTGTCTCATCGGCGGTTAGTGGTGGAATTATGACCCCAAATGAAGGCAGAGAATATTTGAATATGGAAAAAATAGTAGGTGCAGATGAATTAAAACAAGACCCCAAAAAGGCTGAACTGATACCTGGAACTTCTCCGCAAGACACTGGCGGTGGCGGTGGTGGTCAGAGTAGAAAAATGAATATTGGCAAAACATGAGTATTTATACGATAATAAAAGCACTGGCTTCCCAAATTAAGAAACCAGATGTTAAACTGCCAAAGAAACGCGGCAGACCCCATAAAATAAAAGATGATAATCAATCTATTAAAAACGGGGTTGTGAATGAAAAATCTAATGCTGATTTGCGAGGCTCAAGTTCAACTCGGGCAGGACGCGGATGAATCAGTAAATCCTACCGGCGCAATAGAAGCCAAAGTCACGACTTGGGGCGCTAGAGAAGGTGCCGACGGACGGAAATTCAATTACAAGCCCGAAGGTTTTGCACAATGGGCTGATGAATTCGCCAAATCCGGTAAACCGCTGCCGATGTTCCTCAATCACAATGATATGGGGATGCCTGTAGGCCAGTGGGATGAATTTACTTTTACCGACGAGGGCATGACTGCCAAAGGCCGTATTTACATGAATACGGTATCTGGCTCTGATCTTCATACGGTGCTGAAAGAATCGCCTAAGATGTTTGGTGGCGTTTCTGTGGGTGCTTATGCAGACGAGGGCATGATGGTCGATGCCGATGGCAAACCTATGGATGATGACGCGGACGAAGGTTACTTTCAGATAACCAAAGGCGGTCTGCGGGAGGTGTCCGTTGTCATGTATCCAAATAATCCTAACGCTGAAATTCAGAAATTGGAATTTTCTGGATTGACTGAGCGAAAAATCGAGAAAGTCCTGCGGGATGCCGGGCTGTCACGAAAAGATGCGGCCACCGCGTCTAGTTCTCTCAAGGAATACATCAAGCGGGATGCTGATGTGAAACTTGAGGATTCCCCAACTCAGCGGGATGCTGATGCGGTGGTAAACGAAACAGAAATTCTTGAGGCTTTAAAGCATCGTGAACTTCTGTCTATTCTCACTAAACGCATTTAAGGAATATCATGAAAGAAATTATTGAAAAGTTGGACGCAATCGAAGCTGGCAATGCCGCAAAGATTACGGAAACCGTGGAAGCGGTGAAAAACGAATTCACCGAAAAACTGACTGCGTTGGAAGCAAAAATTGCTGAAGTGCAAGCCCCGGCTATCATTAAACCTGCTGCCAAAAGCATCCGTCAGGAAGTTAATCGCCGCGTGTGCGAACAACTGAGCGACTTTTACAAAAACAGCAAACGCGAAAAAGAAATTGCGCTGTTTGAAGATGACCAGCAACGCGCCATGTTCTTGAACGAGGCATCGGCTCTTACTGGTTCCGGCGCTGGCGTTGGTGGTCGAACCGCTTACGACCCCGTGTTTGTTCCGCTGCGTCTTGCGAACCCGATGCGCGGCGTTTCGCGCACTGTTTCTACTGACGGATCAACCTATCAGTTCCGCGCCAAAATCGGTAATGCCGGTGCTGCTTGGGGTTACGCGATTCAAAACAACGGTTCGGCAACGACTGAAGATACGAGCATCTGGCAACTGACGCTTCAAGACTTGAACGTACAGTTCCCGATTCGTACTGCGGCCCTTGATGATATCGACGGTTTGGAAAGCAACGTCGTTTCGGACATGCTGGTAGAGTTCTCGCAGTCCGAGGCTCTTTCGATGATCCAAAACAACGATCAGGGTGCAACCAGCTTGCCGTATGGCGGTTCTAACGGTCTGCGCGGTCTGGATCAATACGCAGGTGCCAATTCAAGCTATACGGGCGGCACGATCTCTACTGCTGCGTTTGGCACTAGTGGCACTGGATCAACCAGCGGTCTGCATTCGCTGGCAACGTATGACCAGTTGACCTCAAACGTCAACACGGTTGGTGCAAATGCTATCGTCTACAAAGACGTTATCAATTTCATCTACAATCTGCCGCAACAATACTGGACTGAATCGGCTAAGTTTCTGATTAACCCGATTCTGCTTTCGGCTATTCGCGGTTTGGTTGATACGAATGGCCGTCCGATCTATGTTGATGGTCTGGCGCGTAACGACGGCATTGTTGGCACGTTGCTTGGGTTTGATGTTGTGGTGAATAAATACCTCGACAATCCTTCGCAAGCCACCACCGGTTCCGCTGGCACGAATAGCCTTTACCCGATGTATTTCGGTGATTGGCAGCGTGGTCATGCAATCGTTGACCGTTTGAATATGGTTATGCGCCGCTACGACCAGACATTGCCGGGCTACATTACGTTCTACGGCGAGAAGCGTCTGGCTACCTCGGTTGTTGATCCGAATGCGATTATCCGTTATCGCTCGACCGGCACTTCGACCTAAGTAGCATTAAAGCCGGAGGGGGAAACCTCTCCGGTTTTTTACAATCAACTTGAGTATCTACTATGACCGTATCCCAAAAAATCCTTGAAGCAATTAAAACCGCTATTGTGGATGGCGGCAAAGTAAAAGTTGATCTTAGCGAAGCATCCGCATTGACCGCATCCGGTTCGGGTGTTGGTGGACGGATTATTTTTGATGATTCTTTTGCGGCGCTACGTTACGCAAATCCACTGCGTATTGGGGCGAGACAAATACCCTGCAATGGCTCGGATATGATGTTTGTTGCCAAAACGGGTAATGCTGCAAACTCTACAAATCCGTGGGGTTATACTTTTACCCCAAATACCGGATCGCCAAATACAGCAACTTCCATTTGGCAATTGCCGGTTCGTGTTTTAACCGCTCAACTGCCGGTTAGAACTGCCGTGTTTTCGGACATTAATGCTTTGCCTGAAACCCTTGTTGATGACATTGGGCTGGAATTCGCGCAACTTGAGGGCGCGAGTATGGTAGGCAATAACGATCAATCTGGCTCAACAACCACCTCAACCGGCGCGACCGATGGTTTGCGCGGCTTGGACTATTACACAACTGCCTCTACGAGTGCTTATGGCACCAGTGGAACGGCTATTACAAACGGTATTCATTCGATTGCTACCGTTTCATTTGCTGGCGTCACCCCGACGTATAACAGGGTTGTTGATATCGCCCTTGCGTTTCCTTCCCAATATTGGGCATTGCCTAATACTGCTTGGCATATGCGGCCAGAAATGATCCACACTTTGAGAAGTTTGAAAGACTCTCAAGGCTTGCCGTTGTTTTTGGAAATTGGCGATAAAGATGGTTCTGCCGTTGGTAATCTCTTTGGCTGGCCTGTTATTGCTAACCCGTATTTGAGCGCGACTTTCCCGATTTATCTTGCGAACTGGCCTCGGTTCCTCACCATTGGTGATTATGCCGAAATGACCATGCAAATGATGGAACAAACTGCCCCCGGCTTTGTTACGCTATTTGCGGAAAAGCGAGTTGTTTCTACGGTGCGTGACCCGTTCGCTGGCGTAAGAGCGAGTGCTGCTTAATGGCAACTGAAAACCAAACTCTTGCTCAGTTCTATTCGACTGACCGTAATCCTTTTAACTATGTGAAGTTTGAACAAGTTGCAAGGGATTACGTTACGTCATGGCTGACGCTTGATGAAATCACGCAACAGTTAAACCTGTTCGATGATGAATCGCAGGATACATACCTGACGAGTTTGGAAACCGCTACACGATTTGCCATTGAGGATTATCTAGGGATAGCCGTGTTCCCCGTTCAGTATCGCGTCTATTACGCGAATCCTGGGCTTTTCAACACGGCGGTATACCTTGACCTTCCAGAAGTTTCGCTCGGTCATACGGGCGCTACAATCAATTCTGTGGGCATTTGGAATGGATTGCCGCCTGTGTTTACTACGTTGACCGCTGGAACCTACTGGTATGATTCGACCGGTAATCGGGTAATCGTTCAAAGTATTCCAAATGGCGTTAGTCAATATTCCGCTAATCCGGTTGAAGTTTTGTATACCATTCCTTCAAACCCGATTGCACAATATCCGGTTGTTAAACAGGCTGGATTGTTGTTGCTGACCCATTTATACAATAATCGTTCTAATACCGTTGAAGTGGCGTTGAAAGATATTCCTTTTGGCGTTTCTACTTTGTTGCGACCCTACAAAACTTTGGTCATGTAGATGGCAATTCGGCGGTATGAAAACATTGATGTAAATAATGTAACCAATGGCGTAAATTCTATTGGTGAATACACTACAACTATTACTAAATTTTTTACTACTAGAGCATTGGTAGCAGATGTAAATAATAATTTAAGGATTACTGAACGATATCGCGTTTATCAAGATTTGGTTAATTTGACATTGAATTACACGCCAAATGTTAAACGCATTGTAGACAATCAGAATCTTTACAGCATTACATGGCGCGGTTTTGATTGGCGTATTACGGACGTTCGTGAATCTAACGACAGGATGCGGGTTACATTGTTGTGCTATCGCTCTGACCCGATTACGCCAGTATGAGTCAACAAAACCCATCCACTTATGCCGCGGCGATACAAACGCAGTTGTCGGGTATTGTTACGCCGGTTCCGGTATATGCAAACTTTAATCGTAACTATGCAACCGAACCTAAGTTTCTGACATGGCAATTAAGGAACGTGCATCAACCGGTTTATACTGGCGTAAATCAAAATAACAAAGGTATTGATACTCCGACTTTTCAAATTAGTGTATTTTCGCAGTCGATGACGGATTGTTTTTCTTTAAGTAATCAGATATTACAATCGCTTCATGGCTACTCTGGTTTGTTTGGCGGTTTGTTTTATATCTCAAAAGCAGATGTGTTTTGGCTTTATAATACATACGACAATGAACTAGGATTGCAGCAAATTATTCTAGACTGCACTTTGTATATTCCAACATAAGACAAAATTTGTTAAATCTTTAATGAAGGAATATTTAAATGGCACTCCCAAATAAAGTATTGCCGGGTTTTAGTGCGTCACTGTATGCACAGCCTAGCGCAACTCCTACGGCATTGACCCTTTCCCAACTGTCTACGGTTGGAAACGTGAGTGCCATTGCTATATCGGGCAATCTGTTGAACGTCGAGGCGATCCCCGCGTTCGGCCAAGATGATGCTGTTGCATCGTTTACCGTAGCCGGTTCGCGTCAATCGGACAAAATCCCGACGCAATCCGCACCTACTTCTTTGTCGATTACGGCGGCATGGAATCCTTCTGATACCGTTCTGTTGCAGGTTCGGACTGATGCCTATTCGGGCATTACTGAGCGCACTTATGTTATCGCTGCGACCGATGGCACCAATATTATTTATTACGCTTTCAATGCGCGTGTGAGCGAGTTTAAGATTGACGCGCAACCTGGTGCGGAAGCAAAGGCTAATTTCACCTTGCATCCGCGTGGCAATCTTTACGGCTGGTCTAACAACGCTTAAGGACTAAAATCATGGCTGCACCGAATAAAGTTTTACCCGGCTTTTCTGCATCAATGTGGATGCAGTCAGGGGCTACGCCGACTGCTTTTACAACTGCAAACCTTGCTGTATGGACTGCTCAAGTGGCTACGATCGTAGGCACCGCGGCTAACGGAACTGGCGCATCTGGTGTTCAATTGAACGTCGAGGCTGTTCCTGCGTTTGGTCAGGATGATGCTGTTGCCTCATTTATGGTGGCTGGTTCGCGTCAATCTGATAAGATTCCGACGCAATCCGCGCCGACTTCGCTTTCAATTACCGCAGCTTGGAATCCCTCGGACGCTGGCCTTTTGCTGATCCGTGGCGATGCCTATAGCGGCGTGATTGATCGAACTTACGCGATTGCGGCGGTTGATGGTGCCACTACCATTGCCTATGCGTTTAATGGCCGCGTGAGCGAGTTCAAGATTGATGCTGCGCCGGGTGCTGAAGCTAAATGCTCATTCACCATTCATCCGCGTGGTAATCAGTATGGCTGGAGTAACACGTAATGAAAGTTAGCGAGGCGGTAGAAATACTGACTTCCACTTATCAAAGCCTTGATGTTGTAGCGATGGGTTTGTCTGTTGACGCCGCTGAAGTGGATTCCGCTTTGGCGGCGGCAGAGCCTGACTCTGCTGAAGGCGTGGCTTTGAGAGTGCTGGCAAAATACAATCCTTATACAAAACCTACTATAAAATCTAATGCCAAAAATACAGAACAGCAATGATCTTCTTGAATACTTGATAACCCAATCCGGTTCTGGTGCAAAGAACTGGTTTGGGTTTCAACAACAAAAGATAGCAGGTATAAACTTGGCCTATGAAATGGCTAAGAATCATGGCAACGTAATGGAACCGGATGAAATTACGGATTACGTCTGCCGATTGAATGATTCAATTTATAAAAAACTGATAAAAGGTGACAACACATGAGCATTGCCGCTACGCTAAAAGTTAATGATTCAATTCGCACCAAGACGTTTGAAATGAACGGGCATACCTTTAAGGTTAAGGTGCCGTTGGGTAGCGAACTGGACGCCATTAATAAACGGGTTCTTAGCCCGACGCAAGAGGCTATTGACGCTCGATTTGAAAAGATGAGTGCCAATCTGAAGGATGCCGATATTGAGGGCATTGAGCGTAAAGATGGCGATATTATCATCGACGGCAATTCAATTAAAAAAACGGTTACTTCTGTTTTGCAGATGGAAACCAAAATTACGGAATACTTTAAACTTCTGATACCGGAAGAAGGTAGTCTTGCTGAAATTACCTACGAGCAGATTGACGAAGAATTCCCTTTGCAGACGCAGTTTGAGTTTCTGGAAAAGATCACTGAGGTAATTCAACCGAATTACAAAGACGCAAGAAAAAACTAACTCGGGGTATCCACGAACAAGCCAGGGCGTATATTTACGCTCATGGTGGATGCCCCGAAAACATACCATCGGATGACATGAGAAATATTGAAATAATGATTAACGATGGTATGCTCGGCAACAAGTCTATCCTTCTTGCCTTGAGTGCATTAGCCACTGGAAATCTCAATTCCAAGCTACGCAAAGATGCCCGGCCATACAGGATGCAAGACATTCTGCCGTTGGCGCACGAATACATTGTTCCAGAGTTAACCGAAGCGGAAAAGGCTGAACAGGCCAGCCGTTCATTACTCACGTTCATGGCAATGGCACCTAACGCGCCCGAGGCTTTGAATGGATAACATCAGCATAAAGACTGAAGGTTTTGCTGAGTTTGAGGAACAGTTAAAAGCTATGGCTGAAGGCTATCGCGCTGATTTGGTGGCTCGAAACACGCTAACCAAAGCGGTTAAAGTGGCAATGGAACCTGTATTGGAAACTGCTATTAGTCTTGCTCATTATGGCGAGAACAACTATAGCGGTATTCACATGCGAAATACATTAAAACTTGAAGCTAGAATTCCTAATCAATCAGATAATCGTTCAGCATTTGTTAAAGATTCTGATGCTGTAATAGGTATTGTGTCTGTTAAACGATCCGCTGTATCTTTGGCTAACGAATTTGGAACCGCAAAAATGGCGGCGCGTCCTTTTTTAATACCGGCATTAGAAAGAAATTTGACTGTTATATTATCAAAGCTAAAATCAGAACTATCGTGGTTAATCCCTGCTTACGCGGCAAAATTGAATCGTAAAAGGAAATAGCAATGGCTGGTCAATATGCTGCTCGATTAGGGGTAATGCTCGGCCTGGATATGGCCGAATTTAGCGCGGGTGTTGATAAAGCGATTGCTGAAAATAAAAAATTAAAAGTAGTTATTGAAAGAGAATCAAAAGCCGCCGCTAAAGAAATAGATATTCTTACATATGCCATAGAAGATTATGGCAAAGAAATTACTAATGTTACAAGAATTGAACGTGAATTTGGTCAAAATGGAAAATATGCGGCTTTAGCGGTTGCTGGCGCTACTGTAGACCTTAAAGAAAAATTACTTGCTAAAGCTGCCGCTTTGGATGCTGTCGCGGTTGCTAATAAAAAAGCAAATGAAGCGTCTGCTAAAAGTATTATTTTAGATAAAGAAACAAAAACCGCAGCAAAAGAAATACAAAATATTTCATATGCTATTCAAGATTATGGAGTTGAAGTTAGTAATGTTACAAAAATTCAACGCGAATTTGCCGAGGGTGGAAAATATGCAAATTTAGCATTATCTACTTCTACGGTTGAGCTTAAAAATCAACTTTTATCTAAAGCTGCTGCTTTGGATGCTGTTGCTGCCGCTCAAAAACGGTCTAACGATCTTGCTAATGCAAATATAGCAATAGAAAATGCTTCAAAAGCGGCTTTAAAAGATATTCAAAATTTTAAATACGCCATTCAAGATTATGGAAAAGAAGTAACGCAAGTAATAAAAATCCAAAGAGATTTTTTAGAAGGTGGAAGATTAGCAAATGCTTCAAAAGAATTAAAAGCTGAATTATTAAAACAAGCTGCCGCTTATGATGCAATAACTATTGCTGCCAAAAAAACTCAAGTTGCTCAAATAGAAGGTTTAACCAAACAACAAAAAATTGGCGTTGGCTATCAATTGACCGACATTGTTACTGGTCTTGCTGGTGGTCAAAATCCTATGTTGATATTGATTCAGCAAGGTGGTCAATTAAAAGACTTGTTTGGCGGCATTGGGCCAATGTTCAAAGGATTGTCTCAAGTATTTACTGTAACGCGACTTGCTATAGGTGGTCTTGCTAGTGCTTTTTTAGGATTAGGTTATGTCCTTTACAAAGGCAAAGATGATCTAGATACATTTAATAATTCATTAATATTAACCGGCAATCTTGCCGCAATGAATTATGACAAATTTAAACAATTTACCAATGAACTTAATCAATCAACAAAAATAGGAATATCTGGTTCTAAAGATATTTTTACTGCGTTAATTGGTTCCGGTCAATTTACGTCTGTTTCAATGAAATCGGCGGCTGAAGCTATTGCTTTGGTTGCGAAGGCAAGCGGAGAATCCGCTAAAGACGTAGCGCAAAAACTTATACCATCATTAAATGGAACTGCTGCTGGCGCTAAATCATTAAACGATCAATATAACTTTTTAACTTATGCTCAATATAAAAATATTGAGGCTCTTGAATTTCAAGGAAAAAAACAAGAAGCAATTGAAAAAACATCTAAAGCATTAAAAGATAGTTATAAAGATCAAACTATTGAAGTTGGTTATTTAACTCAAGCATACATTAAATTAAAAGATGTATTGGATAGCATTAAATCTTGGGGTGTTCCAGAATCAGATATTGATAAATTAAAAAGACTTCAAGACACATTAAATAAATTTAAAAAAGAAGCGGAATCTTCATTCACTCCTAAATTCTTTAAAGAATCGGCAATACAAAATATTAAAAATTATGAGTTAATGATTGAAGAATTAAATAAAAAAATAAAAGCCGATGCTGATATTGCTAATGCCGAAGCTGAAAAAAAAGCTAAAGAAAAAGTAAACATTGAAAATGATATTGCCGCCAATGGATTAAAAGGGCAATTGCATTTAAATGATGAATACGAAAAGATTAAAAATGAAAATGCTTATCAAAAAAGAATAGAAGGTCTTAATCAATTTGAGCGTCTTGAAGTTGAGTCTGCCAAAAAAATAATAGATGCTTACAATGCGATGCAACAACAAAACAGGGATACCCGTGGCGTTGGTTCGGCTCAAAGATTTAAAAATTACATAGAAACAATTAAAGGAATTGGTTATTGGGAACAGCAAGAAAGACAAAAAATATCCGATCAAGAATTTAAAACAATTAATGATCGTCAAATAGCCGATAAAAATCAAATTGATTCTGCTATAGAAAAAAATAAACTTTATGAAGAAAATGTTTATTTAACAGATAAAGAGTTAAATATAAAGTTAATGACAATTAAAGCGGAACAAAATATTGATAAAATAAATAAAGATAGATTATTAACCGAAACACAAAGAATGCAATTAATTAAAAACGAACAAGATAATTTAGCTAAAAATGTAGAATTGGCTAATATTAAACTTGACCCTAATGAAATAAAAAAAGTTAGGGAAAAGATTTTTGCTGATAAAGATGCTTTGTCTGTTGAGCAGGATAAACTTCGTATTTATCAAGACAATTTAATGATTAGTGAAAAAGATTATAAAATTGCTGTTAGTAGATTAGAAACGCAAAAAGAAATTGCTAGAATTAGTCGTGATGAATCTTTAGGTTCAACTCGCGCAACAATGATTTCTGAAATAGAGGCAAATCAAAAACGCAGGGAAGAAATTATTAATCTTGGCGAAGAACTGACAAAATTAAGAGATATAAATCAAGCCGTGTTTAAGGACATGGAAGATGCCATAGTCACATTTGTTAAGACCGGCAAATTCTCGTTTAACGATCTTGCAAAGTCAATGATTACTAACATTATGGCGATCTACGCAAAGGCGCAGTTTCTCCAGATGTTCAATACCGGCAAGGGATTGTTGGCTAATTTCTTTAGTGGTGGCAGCATAGGCGCAGACCAAGCTAGAACTGGTTCTAATGCCGTTTTCTATGCTGAAGGTGGTGGCCTTCAAGGATTTGCTAATGGTGGAGAAATTAATGGCCCTGCAATTGTTGGAGAGAATGGCCCCGAACTATTCATCCCCAAAGGCGCGGGAACGATCATTCCTAACAACCAAATGGCAAGTGCTATGGGTGGGCCTCAAGTGGTCTACAATGGCCCGTATATCGCGTCTATGCAAGCCATAGACACGCAGTCTGCTACGCAGTTCCTAGCGCGTAATAAACTGGCGGTATATTCCGCAAATCAATCCGCATCACGTTCTTTGCCGACGAGTAGATAATGAGTCTGAATAATATCCTAGCCATATCCGAATCTGTCGGGATAAACGACCAGAGATTTATCGGCCAGGTTCTTAGCCGAAACCAGCGGTTAAATACTTCTGAACAACTGACCGTGGTGCCTTTTGCTTTTAACATGAAGCCGATGAATTATCTGCTTTACAGTCAAAATCGGGAGTTACTTAGTTCTTTGCGGGTGCCGGATAAAGCAGTTGAGCAATACTTAAACTTTGGCACTACCGGATGGAGTAACTATATTGCGTATCAAGGTGATATGACTTCTGGTCAAATTTCATCATGCGCGTGGCAAACTTCATCGTCAGGAACTAATTTAGTACTTGGTTCTTTGCCTTCAATTTCTAGCACTGCTTACATTGTTAAGGTGGGTGATTTTTGCCAAGTTGGGCGATATGCCTATATTGCTACGGCAAGCGTTCAGCGTGGATCGGGAACGACAGTACCAATCCCGGTGCATCGGACATTGCTTACGACCTTAACTAGCACTGTTTCAGCGGTTATAGGGCAATACGGAACTACGCAATCGCTCGACGGTAGCGGCGGTAGCATTTACACTGGAACGACTTTTTGCGTAATCCTGCGTAATTACCCGACATACACTTTGGTTCCAATGACAAACGATTCATTCATTCAATGGTCTGGTGACTTCAGTGCTTTTGAGGCAGTGCTATGAATGTCATTACTCCTGTTGATGGCACAAATAATATCCGATACGCGGATTTTGTTCGCGTGACTACGGGAACAACGACATATAGATTTGCCACAACACCGGCACCAATGACAACTGCGGTTGACCCTTTGCCGTTTGATGCTGTTGGGCCATTGATTAAAGTGGGTAGCGCACAACGAGACATTAAGAGTACGGCAAACGAAACTACTTTTACATTGGTTGGAATTGATACGGCAATGCTCGGTTGGGTTCTTGGTCAGAATGTTAAGGGCGCTCAGATCGAGGCATGGCATGGTTTTTTTGATACCAATGGTGCGTTGATTACGACCGGGGGAACCGGTGGCCTTTATCAATTCTTCAATGGTTATATCAATTCCTTTTCTATCAACGAAGAATGGATGGAGGAACTACGGCAGTTTGTCGGCACGATTACTGTTAGTGCCTCCTCGATTCAGTTAATCCTGCAAAATCGAACGGCAGGGCGCTATACCAACGATAATTCGTGGCAATTCTTCAATACTGGCGATAACAGCATGAACAGGGTTGCTTTCATTTCGACTATTAATTATTACTTTGGGAAAACCGCGTGATAAGACAGGCGACAAAATACGACAAAGATCAAATAAAAGAACTGATGTTGATGTTTAAAACGGAAAGCCAGATTCAGCAATACCAAGACATAGAAGAATCTGAGTATTGGCACCGGTTAATCGACAGCATTCTTTCCGGTCAGGGCGTGATATTTATTAAAGAAAATGTTGGGATGATTGCGGGTATAGTCTTTCCGACGATCTGGAGTGACAAGATTTACGCTCTGCATGAACTGGCGTGGTATGTAAAACCTGAGTTTAGGAATACTACCGCAGGGCATAGATTGTTGAGGGCTTACATTGATTATGGCAAGCAGTTAAAAGAATCGGGCAGGATTGCTTTTTTTACGTTATCAAAGCTGCCTAGCACCAAGATCGACTACGCAAAATTTGGATTTTCCAAGATGGACGAGAACTGGATACAGTAATGCTTAAACTTTTTGCCATTCTTTGCGGGTTAATGATTGCCTCTCCTGCCTTTGCGGTTGGATCAATTATTGTGGCCGCTCTTACTGGCGTTGCCGTTGGTAGTGCTGCGTGGACTGCTGGTTATATTGCAATGTCTTTTGCAATAAATATGATTGCATCATCAATCATAGCCAAAGCATTTTTTAGTCCGCAACAATCCGCAAATGAAATGTCTGGCAGTTCGCCTAATCCTGGTAATCGAATTCAAGCCCCACCAGCTACAGATAACAAACTGCCCGTCATCTATGGTTCGGCATGGGTTGGCGGCATCGTTACCGATCTGAGCATTACCCAAGATAATCAGACTCTTTATTATGTCATGGCTCTTTCCGAAGTTACCGGAAACGGCGCAGACACAATTACTTTTGGTGATATTTACTACGGCGGCAAAAAGGTAATATTCAATTCAACAAATTTATATAGCGTAGATTCCTTGCTTGATGAATCTACCGGAAACAGTCAGACAATCAACGGCAACATTAAAATTTATTTGTATAAAAATGGCAGTAATTCACCGGTAAATTCCAGCACTTCAGCAATATCATTAATGAGCAGTTCCGGCTTGTCCTATACTTGGAATGGCAATAAATTAATGACGAACTGCGCTTTTGCTATTCTTGTTTTGACTTACAACCAAGATCAAAACATTACCGGTCTTGAGCAAACCCGTTTCCAGTTGACCAACAGCCGCCACAAGCCCGGAGAGTGCTTTTACGACTATTTGACGAACGATGTATATGGCGGTGCCATTCCTGCCGCGCAGATTGATACGGCCAGTTTAAACACGCTAGATGCCTATTGCGATGCTTCGTTTACATACACAACTTATTCCGGCAGCACTTCTACGCAAACTCGTTTTCGTTTTGATGGTGTCGTAGATACAACTCGCAACATCATGTCTAATTTGCAGGACATGGCTTCCTGCTGCGATTGTTTAATTAAATACAACGAGATTATGGGAACTTGGGGTGTTATTACTCAAAAACCAACTTACACCGTCGCAATGGCGTTAAATGATAGCAACATGGTTTCGGCTATTAGCATTTCCCCGCTCGATCTTGCCTCAAGTTACAACGTGATTGAATGCAAGTTTCCAGATAAATCAAATCAAGATTCGTTCAATTCATCGACTTTTGATTTGGCGCAGATTGACCCTACACTGTTATTTCCAAACGAGCCTGTTAATAAACAGTCTGTAAGCCTTCCTTTGGTCAATGATTCTGTTCGGGCGCAGTATCTTGCAAACAGGATGCTGAAAGCAGGTAGAGAAGATTTGCAAGTGCAAGTGAATACCAAATTTGACGGCATCCAGTTAGAAGCGGGTGATATTGTTACTATTACAAATGGAAACTACGGATGGACTGCTAAAGAATTTCGGGTAAACAAAGTAATTGATGAATTTGCCGATGATGCTTCAGTAACGGCTAAATTGACGCTATCAGAATTCAATGCAGCGGTTTATGACGATGTGAGCATTACTCAGTTTACTCCAGCACCTAACACTGGCATAGGTTCGCCATTGGTGTTTGGAACGATTCCGGTTCCGGTTGTTGCGGCTCAAAATACGACCGCTGCCATACCAAATTTTGTATTAAGTTTGACTGCAAGTTCTGTCGGGATTATTCAATATGCTGAAATTTGGTATTCAGCATTTTCTAGTCCGACTACGGCGCAATTAATTTTTGCCGGAACAACTGCCATTCAATCTAACGGGAATCCTTATACTCCAGGTGCCGCACTTCCTTCTGTTACCCTTACAAATATTCCATCTGGAAACTGGTATTTCTTTTCTCGGATGGTCAATAGTCTTGGTACTTCACCCTATAGCGCGGCAAGTTCTATTCTGCGGTGGAGGCCAAGCACTTTTCAATACACTGAGCGGTATTTGGTCGTTGCTTATGGCACTTCAAATACAGGCGCAGGATTTAGTTTTGATCCTTCTGGCAAAACTTATTACGGATTGTTAAATCAATCTAGCAACACTCCAAGTTCTACCGCATCGGATTACACATGGTATTTTGCTGATCCTGCTTTTGGAACTACTAATTATTTATGTTATTCAAACAGGACTAGCAGACGATTTAGCTTTGCCACCGGATTAGCTAATTATGCTGCTGGAACCGGTTACTTTGTTCCAACTCAAGCGTCAATATTTGACCCTACAATTTGGGCCGCATTGCCAAATGGCGTTAATTTTATAGACCTTGATTATGCAAGCGGACAAGTAATATCAACCGGAACTACAACGGTAGGCACCGGAGAAATTGCTGTTACAAATAATTCAAATGGACAGGTAATTGCTTCCCTTAAACAATTTCTAGATTTTGGTGGCGCGTATACAAAAACCAGTTCAGTAGCAAATTTAACCATTGATATTTATGGTCGAGTGGTTGGTTTTGAAGTGCCGGATTCTTTCTACATTACCATTCAATCATTCACCGCGACTTCTGGCCAAACCGCATTTAGCGTAACTAGAAGTACTGGATACATTACCGGGCAATGTTTTGTATTTGAAAATGGCATTTTATTGGATACCACTGATTACACTGATTCAAGTGCTACGGTAACTTTAGGTGTTGGCGCTACAGTTGGAAATACAATCACCGTAATTTCATTTCGCAGTTACAACGCAACAAGTGGTTATTACGCTTCATTTACTCGCACTACGGCAACATTAACAAATGCCAGTTCTTATACCCCCGCACCTACAAGCGGATTTGAATTGATTTTCTTAAACGGCACAATTGTTAATGAACAGGATTATGATATTGTTGGATCGGACATTACTAATTTTCCAAGTAATGCAAGCGGACTTTTAACAATGATTCAATGGTCAGCTAATAACTTAAGTGTTGCCAATGGAAACCCTGTTAATATTATTGCCAATACCGTAATAGGCCAAACAACATATTCATTCAGTTTTGATTCTAATGCTTTCAATCTTTATGAAAACGGTGTTTTGCTGCGATCTGGAACGGATTACACTACAGCAACAGGAACGTATACGTTAAGTAATACTCCCACTGCAATCACTAATATTCTCGTTCAAGAAACTTTTGCTAGAACAGGTGCCGCATGACAATAGCTTTTAATCTTTCTCAGTTAGCCAATTATGTTAATACCTCGGGGAAACTCGACGCCGCAAATGGATTGGTTAATGCGACTCCGGTAGCCAATGGAGGCACTGGCGCTGCTTCTGCGACTGCCTACGCGGTGCAATGCGGCGGCACTACCTCCACGGGCGCACATCAATCCATAGCGTCTGTCGGAACGGCTGGTCAAGTTCTTACAAGTAACGGCGCGGGGGCATTGCCGACTTTTCAAGCATCTGTTGGTGGTCAATTTGCCTATGCTTTATATACTTCTGGCTCTGGAAATTGGACTTGTCCGGCAAATGTTACAAAAGTTCTTGCTATAGTCATTGGTGGTGGCGCTGGTTATGGTAACGCTGGCGGTGGTGCTGGTCATTCTGGCGGTATTGCAATAGGTATTTATACTGTAGTGCCAAGCACAAATTATGCGTATGTCGTTGGTGCAGGTTCCACTGGAACTGGCGGAACCGCATCAAGCGGAGGCTCTAGTAACTTTTCTTCATTTTGTTCTGCTTCTGGAGGGCAAAATTACACGGGAACTTATGGCGCTGGTTCAAACGGAAATTTAAGTAATTGGCATGTTCCAGATATTTTAGAACTTACTACCTCTTATGATTCCGTTTGTGTTGGTGGTATTTTTGTTGGTTGTGGTGTC